GTTTGACGAGCTTTGTGCTCATCTTTCAAGTAGTAAGTAATTAAATCAATTACTGCAAGTTGTAGATCTGCTGGACAGGTTGCATAACCTGCAGTATAAGTAATTTTTACAGAAGCCGGTCCTGTTGGCCAAGCTTTATACTGTCCTCCTGTAGTAACTCTATACACGCTATCTGTTGCTTTATCTAAGTAGTATTCAGTATTTGGTACTGTTGTGTAACTTGCAGAAAAATTATCTCTTTCTTGAACTGAAACTATTGTATTTACAGGGCTTTCTGTTAGTTGTGCTATATTTGTTCCCCAACTTATGTTAAACTCTTCCGCTTTATTTGTGGAAAAGTGATCTACTATACTGTTTCCACAGTAAGTTTTTACTAATTGACTTACAGACGTTATCAAAGTATTGATACGATTATCGTCCTTCGTACTTTCTATTTTTTCCGAAGTTTTGTAAATATCTATGTCTATTAAGTTTGCCATTTATAAGTCCATTAGTAAAAACTTGGGGGAGATTAACTCCCCCTCGTTTCTATACTGTTAAGTATTATGCTACGTAATCAATCTTAACTACTGGCTCAGCACCAGTGGCTCCAGCTATCAGCTCTTCGAAACCGAGAGCCTGAGTAGCAACGATTACTCGACGCTGATTCATAACTTCGTAGTCCTGCTCAACGGTTACACCGCGGAGACGAGGTATTACATAGTTACGAGTGTTAACAGCGAATGCTGCTGGTATGCCTGCTCCAGGAGCAGCGAACTCTTCAGATACTACAACTGGAGTACCGAATACAGCACCAATAGTACCAGTTATACGAGCTGCTAGATCCGATCCTACTTCATCCAGAGTCTGGAAGTTAGCATCGTTCAATAGATCGTAGTATCCATCATTACTTACAACGTAAGCCATGTCGGTTGGGTTGATACCATACTTGCCCATTCCTTCACGAGCTGCAAGCAATAAAGCTGCAGTTAGACGAGTACCATCAGATACGTCTAGAGTAGTACCGTGAGCTGCTGCATATCCGTCAAGTCCAGTTACTGAACCTGAACCGTTAAGGATAGCATTCTCTACCGCACGTCCGTGAGCACGAGCTACTGATTCAACAAGCATAGGCATTAAGTTAATAAGAACTTGCTCGTCTACATCGTTGTCCATGAAAGAACTAGAAATTAGACGATAAGCGTTCAAGATTACTTGCTTAGGTCGGTAAGTAGCATTAGATGCTCCTCTGTTTTCCAAGTTACCACTAGTAGCGGCAGTTGCAAATACAGCAGGATCTACATCAGGCTGAATTGGTAGTACAGTAGCTGCACCATTTACTGTCATTTCACGGAACAAACGAGCTACCTTCAACTCATTCATGATTTCTTTCTCGATGAGATTAGAAACTTCCTGATCAATGTCACCTGCGTTAGTAGTATAATCAATACCAGCTTTCTCTTGTAGGTCTTGAGCAAACGAAGTGTTCATACCTTTTTGAGTCATAACACCTAGTAGGTGTGCGGACATAAAGTCTTTGCCCCACTTAGAGATGTCGCCTTTACCAGAACGATCAGCAAAAGTCTTCTTGCTATTCTTCATAGCTTCGATTTCTGCAGTCTTCTCTTCTAGTTCAGTCTTGTACTGCTTGAGTACGTCGTCAATCTTTGCGTCTTTTGCAGCTAACTTAGCTTCAACGTCTGACATAAGAGCTTCAACTCCAGTCTGTACGCCAGTTTTAACGCGGATTTCTTCGGCTTCGAGAGCCTGTGCTTTTTGAACTTCTGCGTCGGCTACTGCCTTTGCTTCTGCTTCATCAGCTGCTTTTTGCTCGGCTTGCTTCATAGCAATCTTAGCAGCTGTATCTTCAGCTACCTTCTTTGCAAAAGCTTCCAAGTCGATGTTTTGATTGTCCATCTTGATCTCCTGATCTACGGATTTAACATCCGTGCTTTGAGGTGTGTCACTAGCTATTCCCGAAGTAATATCTTCATCCTTAGCCAGAGACTGACCTGCTAGATCTACACGATTTGTGAAAGTTTTTTTGAATTCTTCGTACTCTTCAGAAGAGTCGAAAGACTTCGCGAGCGAAAAAGTAGCTGACTGATTGCACGGTACCGATACAACTGATACCTCGAATAATTCAGCGTCCTTAATCATTAGTCCGTCGGTTTCCTTAATATAATCAGCATCCTTGACTCGGAAACCTACGGAAAAGGCTCCAAGAACACCGTCTTTAACTAGTTGAGCAACATTAGCAGGCGCTGCCTTACTAATTTTGCATTCCAGCTCCAAACCATCTGGCCCAGACTTCAGACCTGTAGCTCGACCAATTGGCTTATCATAATCGTGGTTAAATAAGATAATTGGATTTTTTTCAAAGTTCTTTAGTCCACCTTTCTGCCAAGCTTCTGCTGAGATGGAATCACCCGCGCGATCAAAGTCAGCTGTACTTGCCATTCCACGAATCATTACAGAACCATCATCTTCTGCATGAGTTTTGAAAGTAGACGTAAGATTAAAGATTTTATTCATATCTTAATCCTTTTTAACTGCTGGTTTAGTAGCAGGCTTGACCGCGGCCTTTGGAGCTGGCTTTGGTGCTTTCGGTGGAACAGGTTTAGGCGGTGGTGGAGGGTTCTCCTTTAGCTTAATTTCTGCCCACACATCTGGAAGAGTGTTTTCTAGAATGCCTAACATACGGCTCCAGCTTCCAAAATGATTTAGTACGATTCCTGTTCTTACAGGAGTTCGTGTTTCCATTTGTTGGTATTCACGTTTATCGAGTACTCTTCCCTCTTCTAACATGACCATTCCAACTGCTTCGAGGACTTTGCCCCTTTGTCTCATACTTCCCATTATTCCTCCGGTTGTTCGACGGGTCTTCCGCCTTCATCTGGGTTAGTTGCTGAACCTGCAATATTAGCAGGAACGCGTATTTCTTCTGTACCATCTACGAAGTCAAAGCCTAGGGCTTTACGTGCTTCGGCTGGTGTAATAATGCCTCCATTTACTAGTGACGTATAATAAGCGGAAGCATCTCTTAATTCTGGTTGTAAGGCAGGTATATCGCTAATGTCCTCACGCAGTTCAAAACCAAAAAATCTTTCAAGTCCATAATTAATTTTTCGAACAATAGGAAGTATAGTCTCAAGATAATACATGCGCATATTTGGGCGAATGTTAGCGTTATTACCAGAATCCAACATAATTGGAGGGATTCCGAGCGCCTTTAAAATAATCTTTTCATTTTCTTCTATGGAAGTTTGAAAATCTAATTCTTTAAAATTTACATTGGAAATTGAATCTACTTCAATTCCACCGTCTAAGATGAGAGGTCGTCTTCCTCCTGCATCTGGACGGTATCGAGCTTGCCAAGAAACCATCATTCGTTCTTTGATTTTCTCAGAAAGTGTATTTGGTGACTTAAGTACTAAACCTGGTACTGCTCCGTTCTTAAAAAAGTTATCTTGAAACTTTCTCATTTGCTTCATAAGAACCATAGTACGCAATGCAGGCTTTAGTCTAGGAACTCCACGATATATGGAGTGAAAAGAATTTTCTTTAATATGAATAATCTCATCGGGACTAAAAGTAACATCATGCATTGTGAATCTTTCTATGTAAGTCTCTTTGCTAGAGTGTATTCGTACATCGCTGGCGGGTAAGTGATAGAGGTGTGCTCCATCAAAGTACATAAATATATTGCCATCGATTAAGTAATCTGTAATTAAGTTGCGTTTGAAGCTGCTAATATCCTGATAAGGATTTGGTGATTTATTGAGTAGCTGCTCAACCTTCGAGGCTTTGACTCCGGGAACTATTCCACGAAAAGCATTATCACGGGATACCATAGTAGGAATCTCGGCTACATCATCAACAATCATATTTACACCACGATTTACTATTTCTAGGTCTTCGTATGCAAGCTCGTAACTAAAGCTAGGCTCGCGTGATGACTCTATACCGTTATCCATATGAAATTGTGCAGGATTTAACTTCTCCTCAACTTCTTCCGGTTTGCCTCCAAATATATTGTTATACCAAGCCATGTTTTTCTCTTTGAATCTGTACCCAACGCATTTGCTTTTTTGCTGTGCCTAGTCCAGGGTCTTTACCATAAATTGAGTGAAGTTTTAAATGATGAGTATGACACAGTGTAACTGTGTGGTCATATAGCTCAGCATGGTGCTCTTCTATAAAATCATCCCGAAGTGCTTGTATATACTCAGGATCGTGTTTGTTCTTTGTCAGCCATTGGTTTAGTAATGGTGTTAAACTATAAAAATGGTGAAAGTCAAGCTGTTCTGTCTCGCCGCAAATCCCACAAGCGGTGCCTTTCTCATACTTGGACTTTGCCTTGTCTCGTACATACTTTACAACATCACGTTTTAACTTAGGCATTTTCCATTAGTTCCTCAATTTTTATCTAAAGAATTATATCGGCTTTAGGGTGACTTGTCAATAACTATTTTTGAACAGGTATCGCTAGAAGGACACCTGTGCAGTTTCAAATGAATATAGTGCATAGCGAAGACCGTCTGCCATGTGAGATGCCATGTTGTGTTTTGGTTTTTCCTTCATAAGATTGGGATTAGGGTCCCATTGATACGCGTCAAGGCAAGATAAGGCCTGTTTACATTCTTGATCCACATATAGTTTGTCGTTGTCAACAATTCCCGAGACATATCCAATTCCGTCCAATACAGACTTCTTCGCGTTAATGGTGGAGATGTCGTAATTTTGCGCGAAATCGAACCGTGTTTGTTGAGCAGCTGAATCAATATAAATGAAATCAATATCCCAGCGATTAATGAGTTTTTGGATTTCGGTAGCATGCTGCTCCGTCGTTCTCTCTGCATTTAAGTATTCGTCCACTAAGTAGTATTTATCTTGATCCCAATCATAGGCTATTACACATAATGCGGTGGGATCCTTGTAACCCACATCTAGGCCTGCGAAAACATCCATATTGCTAGTGTCTAACTGAGATAAGTCTTTTACTTGTGTCTCAAAGTCAAACTTCCATATCTGACCTTCATAAGTATTAAAGTCAGCTTCATACTCTTGTCGAAACTCAGCTTCTGACATAGACTTACGTGCTTCTGCTATATCAACTTCTGACATACGAGGGTTGTCTCTATAAGTTGCTCTTATACTACACCACTCTGGAAAATCTTCTGTGAAGCCCCGATAGAAAAACTCTGAGAACCAGTTATTACGTCCACGAGGTGTAGAAATAAAAATTGCTTTTGAGTTTTCTTTATCGAGCGTAGGACGAAGTGCGACATTGAAGGCGTCTTTACCATCTGCTAGTGCCGCTTCGTCAAAAATAATGAGATCATAAGATCGGCCAACACAAGAATCAACTTGATTGACCGAACCCATTCTTACTGTAGAACCGTTTGATATTTCAATAACTTTGTCTTTTGCGTTATCTTTTGTAACTTCTAAATCAAAATGTTTAATTAGGTTTCTTTGTAGATCAAAAGAGATCTGAGACAAAGAATAGTTTGGTGACATAATTAAGATATTAGAACCAGGCACTAAGGACACGAGCTGTCCAATAATGTTGGCAATGTAGGTTTTGCCTTGCCGACGGGAGACGGCGGCAGAGACAAAACGGTATTTTGGATTGTTAATCGCATTGATAATTGCTATCTGCGACGGCAACGGTGTGACGTTCAATAAATCCAAATATGGACCTATCGGAAGTTTCAAGAACTTTGCCTCAGACCCTAATTCAACTATTTGATCAGAGATTATATCTCTCCGACTTACTTCAACTGCCATATTAATCTTCTTTTTTCAGTAGTGTCCAGATTCCATAGCCTAATCCGACCCAGGCCATCATTTTTGCCAAACCACCGAACAGTATTACTGATCCGCAGATTCCTATTAGCACTGCACCATCCCAAGTGGTGCGTTCTTTCATGAGTAGTTTTAAATATTTCATGGTATTGCTTTCCTGTTTGCGCCCCATGCTACAAAGCCTACTGCGAATAAGGCCATCCATGCTAAGTAGTTAAGAACCTTGAAGCCATTGACTTCTATACAAATATCTCGAAATACTACATCCAACTCTTTTTGTGACATTCTTTCTGTATGAGTACCATCTTTCTTTTGTAAACATCCATGTCTATATCCATAGTCATGAATTAAACCACCCATAAGCAGTACGCCTACTGGAGATAAGAAAGTTGCAAGAAACTTAGGAACAGAGGCGCCGTCAAACTGGAAACCTGCTGGTACTTTGTACTCTTCGCCTTTCATACTATAGTGAAAGTCTTCTGTGACTATCCACTGTCGAGTGGTCATTAACCACATTAAGATACCTTTCCAGAACCCTTTACCTTTTGTTGCAATCGGTACCGGAGACATCTTTGGCATCATTGGGTACTTAAACTCTACCCTTACTTCTTCTTTTTTATCGAAGCTGTTTATTACAAATCCAATTATAACAAGTGCTCCTAGTATAGTCCACTGCCAAAAAGTCATTGCTAAATCAAGTAACATTTCCATTATTTTTTCCCTGCATATGCATTGGCTCCAAAGAATGCGGAGACCAAAGCCGCGATAGCTACAAAGTAAGTGGGAGCAATATCACCAATTATTTTTGCGGCGCTATCCAGACCAAATAATGATGTGCAAAAAATGCCGAAAGGATAAAATAGCATTCCCCATAGGGAAAACCATGTCATCTTTCTCATTGCATCACGCTGTGCATCTTGGTCCTCTAATTCTTTTCGTTTAAACTCAAGATACATTTCTGTTTCGATGTCAGATACTTGTCCGTCACCGTTTGTGTCTGCGGGGTGAAACCCTGTCTTCTCGTCTACCATTTGACTTTATCCGCCCAATATGCCGCTGACATTTTGCCTTTGGCTATATTCTTAGCGTGTCTTGCTTTGAACGACGCTCTTTTTCTTTTCATTGCTGCCGACTCACCGGCCTTCGGCTTCCCTGCCGTTGAAGCTCCCTGCTGACCGAAACGAATTGTTTTAATCTTTCCTCCAGACTTGGCTACTACAATGTGGGACTTCTTGGCGTGTCCGGGCGTACGTTTGGGTTTGTTAAACCCCGCAACGCCTGCTCTCTTTAATCTAGAGTCTTTCTTTTTACGACGCTTTACTGCCATCGGTTTTCTCCATGAAGCAATTACGCTGCCTGCCGTTCCCTAAAGCTTGTTGACACCAATCGAGTTCTTGGATGACTCTATTGTACCAGAGTGAGTCATATTCATTATTATTAGGGTTATCGCGTTCTTGAATAAGTTGATCCATACGCATTCCAATATAATCAGGTTGTTTACGTCTTGCCATTTATCCTCTCCTTCGTCGCTTCATAGTAGCTTTACGCTTCTTTTTTACGAAAGTCTTAACCATAGTAGGTTTACCTCCAGGATTACCAGCTTTTCTTTTTCTACTTATAGCTGATTTCTTTTGAGCCGCTGTCATACGAGCAGCTTTTCTTTTTGGTACGCACTTAGGGTACTTGCTACTTTTAGCTTTCCCTCTTCCGCACTTGGCATAACCTCCGCCCTTTTT